TGTATTTAGACTATCAAGAAACAATAAAGATTAACCATGACTTATGAAGACGGAGGTTTGTTCGGGAGACTATAGATAAGTATTTAGAGATGAATGCTTGTATACGAGCTAACTTAGGCACGGGTAGTATCCATGATGTAAAGGAGGAGCGTATAGCGGATGAGTTATGGTATGGGTTTTTAAGGGAGATAAGGTTTTTAGACCAGCGATACTTTGATAGTATCACGAGTTCTGAGGAGAAAGAGATGATTGCACATAAAGTTTATAATAAGCATGTCTGGAGAAAGAGGGTTTCTTAGATGTATATAGTTTTTCTATATTAGTAGATTAAAACCAATTATTATGGATATAGTCAAGCCTGGCGTTGAGTACAGGTTACACAATTTCAAGAGTGAGGAGGAGTATCAGACGGTACGTTTCACAGAAAAAGTCCCAGGGGGCTATGTAGCGGGGACTACTAATGAGGAGGTTATCAATATGTTAATTGATCGTTTGTACGAGTTGCAGAAGAAGAACTTTTCTGTTGAGAATCAATGTGTTATTATATTGCTTAAGAATGTACGGGTGCTTTTTAAGAAGCGTTTAAGTAGGAAAAAAGATATGGTAACTAAATACCAAGAGCATGCAGGTGAACATAAAAACAAACAGTAAGAAGTTTAGGCGTACCTATTTGGAGCTGTTAAATGGAATTCTTAAGCTTACGCCTAGGGAATTAGATAGTTTAATCTTATTTTTAGAGTACGATAAGGAAGTTGCGTGTAGTATGGGAGCTAGAAAATTTGTTTCTCAAGAGATGAATTTCAAAAATGTATCAGTACTTAACAACTACGTTAAGAGTTTAAAAGATAAGCAAGTTATATACAAGGATAAAGACGGGATCTATCGGTACAATCATATTGTTAAACCATCTGAACCTTTCAATCATATTACCTTCCAGTTCTTATTTAAGGAGGCCGTTGTTCCATCTACAATATGAGATGGACTACCTCGATGTGCTGTTGGAATTCGATTTCCGCATCGCAACGGAGTTTGAAGGTATTAATGCTGAGTACGATACAGAGATATTCTTTGGAGAAGATAAATATGTTGTAAATTATATAGTATATGCCACGAGTAAACAAGAATAAGAGAACGATATGTAGAGATATAATGGAAACCAATGGGGGGTCTTTGCGGGAGATAGAGGAGATAGTAGAGAGCCAGTTTGAGTTTCTAAAAGGCGCAATGGAAGAGGGAGCTTTCTCTCAAGTGCGTTTTCCATACCTCGGAAAGTTTTATGTTAAACCAGGGAGACTAAGCTACATAAACAATGCGCCTATTTCGCGAAGAAGGTTTTAAAGTAGTCGTGGACCCAGAGCTAAAGTTAGTTCCAGAGTTTAAATCTCTCCTCTCTAGGGATAGAAGTGTAGAAAAGAAGCAGGCTATGCGCGAGCTTTCGTACATATACTTCGCCTACGACCACAAAAGCCCATACTATATCTACCCTACGGTAGAACGCTTGTTGAGAGTATCTAAAGACTCTGGATTAGGAGAAGAATATGAACCGGACACTAAGGTCATAGCCGCTATAAAGAAATACCTGGAACTCGGCAAGACTCCTACCATAAAGTCGCTAACGTCTATAAGAGAAGGTCTTCTGACTAGCTCTAGACTTATAGATGTGTTACGTCAACGTATAGAAGATGCTTTAGAAGAAGAAAATGTAGAAGATATGGATCCTATTGTCAGAGCGGTTACCCGCATGCTGGAGATTTCGGAGAAACTGCCAAAGGCGATAGAGAGTATAACTACGTTAGAATCAAAGATTCTTAAAGAAGAAGCTTCAGATGTACGCATCAAAGGGGGAGGTAAAAAAGGAATGTTTGAGGACTGATGTTAGAGAACACAAAAGAGTTTTCGCGAGATGGGCTTTATTTTTTAGAGCATGGCTACTATTGTACAGACCCTCAAGGGAGTGCAGGGCATTATGAGTTCTGGAGTGAAAGGTTGCGCAGGTGTAAGGAGGGTTACCAGATAGGGGATGTAAAGATTACAGGGCACCACTATTTTTATTTAAACTATGTGCAGATAAAGCTTACTAATAAGTCAGATAGGAAGATACTTTCTTTCCCAAACTTCTGGGATGGAGACTATGAGTTTTTCTGGTTGCAAGATATAGCTAGGAACGGGACTACCCCTGAAGCTTATAAAAAGCTGAACCTTAATACTTTTGTAGACGAAGACTACATGAATGGGGGGAGGCATATGATTGTAAGTAAAGCTAGACGTAAAGGATTCTCATATAAAAACGCTGCTCTAGTAACAAATACTTTCAACACAGAACAGAATTCTTATACGCTACTGTGTGCCTTCGATAAAAAGTATCTCTATCCAAAAGGGATCATGGCTATGGTTACGGATAACATGAACTTTATAAATGAACATACAGGCTGGGGGAAGAGGCGACAAGTGGTAGATAAACAAAACCACAGAAGAGCTTCATACTTAGAGTATGTGAACGGGCAGCCTATTGAAAAAGGGTATAAGTCTGAGGTAGAAGCGATTACATTTAAAGATAACCCCGACGCAGCCCGTGGAAAGGACGCGAGCATAGTGATCTTTGAAGAGTGTGGAGCTTTCGATAACCTTAAAGCTTCTTACTTAGCTACTAAGCCTGCTGTAGAGGATGGAGGTATAACTACGGGGCAGATGATATTATTTGGAACAGGTGGAGATATGTCAGGAGGAACTGTAGACTTTGAAAGTATGTTCTATAACCCTAAAGCATATAACCTCCTTCCTATCACAAACATATGGGATGAAGGTACAGAGCATACCAATTGTGGGTATTTCTTTCCTACTTTTAAAAATAAAGTGGGGCACATGGATAAAGATGGGAACAGTTTAATAGATTCTGCTAAGCAAGCAGAGACTGCAACCAGGGATCAAATTAAAAGGGATTCTAAAGATGCGGGAGTACTGGATCAGCACATTACAGAGTATCCTTTTACACCAAAAGAAGCTTTCTTACAGCACAGTAGTAATATATTCCCTACGGCACAGCTGTTAGATTGGCGGAACGAACTTATGAAGTCAGGGATGTATAGTAGCGTAGGAGTAGCGGGGCATTTGATAGAACATACTGAGGGAGTGAAGTTTAAGCCAGACGATAACTTACGACCAGTAGTAAAGTTTCCACATCAGAGAGGAGATGATACCACAGGGTGTATAGTTGTATACCAAGCCCCTTATAAGCATGGGACTACTGTCCCGCATGATTTATATATAGTTGTACATGACCCTTATGGGCAGGACGGGAAAGGAGCGTCACTAGGAGCTGCATACGTAATTAAACGTGTTAATCCTTACTCTTCCCCAGACGATATGATCGTAGCTTCGTATATTGGTAGACCAGATACGCAGGATGACTACAATAATAACCTATTTTTGCTAGCTAAGTACTACAATGCCCGTATAGGGTTTGAGAATGACCGGGGGGAGGTTATCCCTTTTGCTAAGCGAGAGAAGCTTATGCACCTATTGATGCCTGAAGTAGAGATATTCGACAAGACTGACAACGTAAGGATACGTAAGTTAGGAAGAAGCTACGGCATGAGTATGGGAAGCAAACAAAGGAAAGGTCAAGCAGAGATATACTTACGGGACTGGCTACGTTCGAGTAGAGGAAAAGGTGAAGATGGGCAAACAAAGCTTAACTTGCACTATATCTACGACTTGGCTTTAGTAGATGAGTTAATAAAGTACAATAGACACGGAAACTTTGACCGTGTTTCAGCAATTATGGTGGGGATGTTCCACTTAAAGGATTTACATTCACGCGAAGTAGCGGTAGAAGAAGAGGCTAAAAGTTCCAGCTTCTTTGACCGCGAGTTTTTCTAATTATATACTGTACCCTCATGTATTCCATACCTAAACAAAAAATACCACGTACTAAGAAGACCAAAGACTGGGCTAAAGACTGTATACGTGCTTTTATTAACAGAAGTTCATTTAGTTCTGAAGATAAGCATACCCTTCAGTCTTACTACGAAGCTTATAACGGCAAGTTAGATGAGTCGGCTTATAACTACGTAACCAATCCGTACAATTCGGAAGCATGGGCGAAAAGAAACTTTCCAGCTAAGTTAAGGAACTACAACATTATTAAACCTATTGTAGATTTACTATTAGGGGAGAAAGCTAGACGTCCTTTATCTTATCAGGTAGTTGTACGTAACGCCGATATAGAAACCAGGTTTGATATACACCGTAAAGAGAAGTTTAAAGTTTTCTTAGAGCAGGTATTTGTGAATGCTGCAAATGAGAAAGGTATAAACACAGGGCAGCCTTCTGAGGAGATGCCTGCACCAGAGGAGTATATGGAAGAAGTGCTTACTAACTACAAAGACAGTAGAGCGATCACAGGGCAAGAGGTATTAAACTATCTGTTCGATTGGCTTGGGATGGAAGATAAGATACAAAAGATGTTCTTCGATTGGCTTACTACAGGTAAGACATTCACATATAAGGATGTTGCTATGAATGACGTAGAGTATGAAGTAGTGTCTCCTTTAGATATAGATTATGAAGCAAGTCCTGACATAGAGTATATAGAAGATGCAGACTGGGTAGTGCGTAGGAAAATAATGAGCGTAAACCAAGTAGTAGATCAATTTTATGATGTGCTGTCGCCTAAAG